ACATATTCATACCCCTAGGAAAAAGAGTATTTGCATTTTTGTTAAAATCGTGATATAATATTATTTATAAAGTCAATGAGATTGATATGACAATTCACCAATTATCATTCCCTCGTAATCTCGTTTATTATGAAATTACATTTCAATTGTTCTCGTCGCATAAGCGTAAGAGAACACCTTGTGATTTTTATGATTTAACGAGAGAGACTACGATATTATGTGTCAATCATCATAACCAAGATGAAACTATGATATCTAAACAACCTAACAACCCCATTCGGGGTCTATTCAAACTACTTTCCAACTTAACTAAAGCTGTATCAAACATTTGACAAACTTTTGCCAACTCAAATTTTTTTAAAGGGTTATTGGTTAATGTAAATTATTACGATATGAGTACAAGTTTTTGAAAATTATTCTAGACTTTGTTATACACCCGTTGCAGCTTTGGATGCTCCGTAGAGCACCCGCTGTAGGTTTCAGTCTGGTTGAACGATTCGTATGTTACGAACCTCTGTTGTGAATGTGAAGTCGGCATCTCTCAGAGTGATTGCCATTTGATTCTTCAGTTGTGGTAGAACTCTAGGTTCATTGACCACTTCAAAGTAAGGACCATACTTATTGATGATTGTCCTCAACTTTTCGTTATTGGGTAGTATTTTAGCGTATCGCATCTTCTTCCTCCTTTAGAATATCTACTAATCTTTTTAAATCTATCTTCGGACTTTTCTCTAGCCCCGAAATCATACTATACTCAATTCCTACTAGCTCCGATAGTTCTTCTACTAATTCTTTTTTGGTGACTGGGTCTTCACCTGTTTTTGTTTTATATACTGTCTTTTCGTAGACTCCCTCTCTACTTAGCTTTCCTATGATAGATTTTATACTCTTGTTCAAATCTTCAGCTAACATTTCTACTGTTGCTCTTTCTGGTCTAGCTGTATAGGCTTCTACCATATGTTTTACTTGGTCTTCGGTATAATTCACACTCATACTATCTCTCCTAATAAATCTTCCTCTGGTTTGCTTAGATTTCGTACTATTGATACTACTTCCTGTCTAGTCATTAACCACTTTTTCATTAAAAGTCTGAAGTTATCCTGCTCTGTTAGACCTAATACTTCGTTTTTCTCATAATCTAGCTCTACAGCTGTTATAAGTCCATTACTCATTGTTAGCATTGCTTACTCCTTGTATAATTGTCTATAACTTCATCTATAGAACCTTGTTTTTGTACTATTGTTATGTTATTACCTGATAGTTTATGTACTGCTCCATTGTTATAGTAAACAAAGTAACCCATACCAAACCCTAAGTCTCCTGCTCCACCTTTGCAGACATAATGCTGGGATACTTTGTTACCCCAGTCTTCTGCCGCTAGATAAAGTCTTCGTTTTTCTACTATATCTGTGTATTGACTCATTAGCATCTACTCCAGAAATCATCTGCTAACTCGTCCACAACTTCGATAGGATATATCTTTTCTCCTTCGACTTCGAACTCGCCATGCCAAAAGTCTTCATCTTCAGTATCAATACTAGGATATAATTCCTTAAACTGTTCTAAGAGTTCATCACCATCAGTCTCACAGTAATCTCCTTCCCAGCCGTACCAACCCTCATGTCCTTCTTTGTCAGAACCGTAGTACTGTTTACCCATAAAGTTTCTAAACTCATCTTCATAAGTCATACTTGCAGTTACTTCAGTATCGTACTTCTTTGCAAAGTGTTCAATTAGATTTATTACTAACTCGTGTGGCTGTCTCCAAGCGCTGTACCCACTGAGGTAGCCGTCCTGACATTCCTCAATATGACACCATTTAGCACCTATCTCATTACAGTACCAGTCATAGGAGTTTTCTAAATGACCATCTTCATCAAATGATTTGTTTACTGCCTCCATGAAAGGTTGGTTTTCTATTTCCACATACTCTGTTATTTCATAGGGATTACCTTCATAATCCTTCCTAGTTACTTTCTCTTGTTTAATGCTCTCGTTGAACTGTTCGTCTTCAATTCCTTCTATTTGAATTGTAAAATATACATGATTTGCCATTATCTTCTTGTCTCCCATACTACATAGCCAGCTACTAACATTATTAGACTTGCTACTATTCCTATTATTGCGAAAGCGTTCCATAAAAATGTCATCATATGTCACCTTCCTGTCTTACTTCGGACCTTACTACTTCAAAACCGTTTGGATATCTTTTCTCTAGTTTTCTAATGTTCTCGTCCATTACTTCGTCAGGTGTAAATCCTAATGCTATACAGCCTTGAACCCAGTACCAAAGTACGTCCCCTAACTCTCTTTTCATGTGAAAAATTTCTTCGTTTGTGAACTGTGTATCTGCTTGAAACACTTTCTTTTTCACTACTTCGGCAAACTCTCCACTCTCAGCCATCATACCTATGAGTGCTGTTAGTAGTCTTGCCATATCTAATTCTTGGTCTACAGTTACACCATTCTGTGTTGAGTGATTACCACGTAGTTTTTCTACTCTATCACACATTTTGGTAGTATCTTTACTTGTTTCTGAGGTACAGTTGTCTACAAACCTTGCGTAGTCGTTAATTTTGCTCATTAATGTACTACCTCCATTGTTGGTAGTTCTACTACTAACTCTGTATCTTTAATAGTTCTTCCATCTGCTAACTCTATGTTGTAGTAGCGAGGGTTTTCATATCTAGTTCCCCCATGCCATTCTACAGGATAAGCACTTGCATCTGTTGGTTTTACTATTCTTTTTATTGTGCTGCCGTTTGCATTCATTCCTACGGCAAAATGTCTATAATTTCTCATTGTTTTTCCTTGTCTGTTAATTCTGTTAATTCTGCTAAGAGCATACCATACTCATTGTTTAGGTATAAAATTTCCTCATTGAGGTAGTCTAGTTGTTCCAATGCTTCTTTGAGATTCTCCTCACACATTTCTATTTCTTCTTTGATACTGTCTATAATATCATTGGTTTTCAACTGCTTCCTCGAAGGAAATTTTATTATCTTGCCCATACTATCGCCACTATTAATAGTAGATTTGCTACTATGAGTCCTGTTACGAAGCCACTTCCATCTTCCATTATCTGCCTTGACCTCTGTATTTCTTGAACGAACGCTTCTTGTGTTTGTTCATATTTAAACTTACTCTGCCGTGGCTATCGCCCTGTGAAGTTTTCTTCACTATGCTTACGTGTTTTGCTTTACCACCCCACTTCATGACTGCACCTCAGGTGTTACCCACTCTATGTTGATTCCTCTGCGTTGTAGTTCGTTAATGCACTTCTGTCTCACTTTAGGTTTCATATTTACTCCTGTTGAGTTTATGTACTCAAATAACTCTTGTTTTGGTGTGTTCTTGATGTAGAAGTGTTCCATAGGTAATTTACTTGCTGGTACTCCTCTGATGTATTTTTTAGCACTTGGTTTAAATTTTGCTGGCATATTGCTCTCCTTGTATAATTGTTAAATAAGAGGCAGTCTTTTCATCTGCCAGTACGCTTTCAGTAACGACCTCTACATTCTTTCAAGTCGGAAAATGTAGTTTCCTTTTTTTATTTATGAGTATATTATACAAAATTTTAAGGTCTTTGTCAAGAACTATTTTAAATTAGGTAGGAAATTTTGATGTGGGGGATTTGGGGATAAAAAAATGGGACACCGAAGCGTCCCATCCAAAGTTTTTGTTTTTAAAGTGGTCGTGTCGGAATAATTCACGAACCTATCCACTGCGTAGCTAGAGGCAAAGGATGTTACGAACTTCAATCTAGGTATACTGTTCATTTCGCAATGCTTATCTACTGTGTATGGACTGACTCCATACTGCTGCTGTCGACTAACTAAGCGCAAGTCCTTCCCTTATCGTATATCTACTTGGGGGCTGACAGAGCGACTGCCGTACTGAACTTCAATCTCTTTCCTACTTAAAGGCCGCGACTGCTTAGCTTTTATACTGTTCCAAGTCTGCAGTTTATGTACTAATCGTGCCATACTGCCCCTCGTCCCGCAGTATGAGATGGTTGCCTCCTATCAGCGTGGGACTTGCCCTACTACTAATCTTGCTTCCTTACTCTCTCTCGATACTTTCGTATCAGTTGATGTACCTGCTTACTTCCGTGACATCTTGCGATGGCAGATAACGTGGTTTACTCCTCCGTATTTTCGATTCGACAGCTAAAGCTGAATCTCATCTAATCTACAAGCGTGGTTTCCTCACTCTGGGGTTGATTCTATGGTCATAATCCACCCTGTTCAATTACCTCTGCATTAGTAAAGCCGAAGCTCGTAACGTCCATTAATGCAGTAAAACAAACCGATTTTATACTTTCGATAAAGTGCCGAGTTCTCTTGCTTCGTTTTCTGCCCTGCTTATCGCCGTCGCTTTCGTACTAGGTACTTTGCTTTGGTCTTATCGAAGGTATCCACTCAAACTCTTTACGCATCAGTTCATGCGGCTATGACTCTCTCCTTGCTGCGGAAGGTACGTCTCATAACGACTCTCAAAAGCGGACATTATTCACAGTTAACGCAATCTCATCTATGTCTAAAGAGCATACGGCAGTGTTTTACGAGTCGCCACTCAGGTAAGTGAT